TTCTTCTTGAGCTTTTTCGTTTAATTTTAATAAGGTCGAGTAAAAAGCACCCATATATATTAATAATCACATTAAATTTTGTTCTAAATAATATCAACGTGTGTAAGTATATGGCGCCTACAGCAAATACTAGTAACCATCAAGTTATCTAAAACCTCGCCTTCGATTGTTTTATCAAGTTTATTTACATTTTTGTAAGTATCGTCAACGTCTTTATCCTTTTTACGTTCTAAAACTTCATTTTTATAATACCTGTATTTATCAGCTATGACATTACCGCATGAAAAACATTTGATAGGAATCATTCTTGTATTCTTTGTATATTATATGAAAGTTTTAATTTAAATCAATTTTTATACCATAGTCCAACCTCTATCAACCTCTATGGGTTAGGTTCTGGTTCAGATTGCGAGGCAGCCGCCTGTTCTTCGGCTGTTACTATTTCTGTTGATATTAGTTGTATTCTATTCAAACATCTAGTCGAAAAATTCTTATTTTGGTCTAAAAATTTACTTAATCTTTCTATATATGTATCAAATTCCAAAGTTAATTTTTGTTGTTGACCTTCTAGATTCATAATTAAATTACCAACACTAAATCCTCGAGATTCGCGTTCTTTTGCTATATTAATACGATCAGTAAATGTACCTATATCATCTGCTAGTTCCCGCAAGTTCACAACAACTGTACTTATTACTGAAAATATACCATTCATATCGTATGTAGCGTATGGATCGGGTATAGTTGCTGGGACCCCTTCGTTAATAGTACCATCAGGATTAGTCGCAGCTGGATTAGGGATCTCTTTCGGTGGATATTGTACAACGCCTCTAAACTTTCTCTCTCTTACTTGTTCACGTGTAAAACCACTTGGTATCTCTTCAATTGCCAAAGCATTTTCAATTATTCCATCACAATATTTGTACAAATCTCCATATAATTTCTGTATATAAACCTCTTTCATGTGTACAAAAAAATCTAAATCAATTTGTAATGAATCTTTTTGAAAACTTAGTGTATCCAATGATGTACCTACATCATAACCTCTGTTTTGGTCCGCAATCAAAGCATTTTCAAAATCTTTAATTGAAACAATATCACTTTCCAAATTACCAATATATTTATCCATTTCTGTGTATTGTAAATTTATATCATTCAAAACTGTGTTATATTCGTCAGATTTTATTTTATCGCGTAATGCACTGTCTGTAGGTTTTATTGCCGTCATATATAATAATTAACTCTTTTAAATTTGTACAGAAAATTTAACATTTTTAAAACAATGGAGAAGAAGTAATTTCATATCCGCAAAAGGTAACAGGAAACTTGCTATAATCTTGTGGAATATACATATCTAGTTCTACTGCACGTTCTAACAAAAATTTCATATTATCCCAAAATTTATCTGTATGACCAATTTCATCGGTTCCAATATGACTCAATTCATGAATAGCAATAAACATCAAAACATTCATATCCAAATTCTCGTCTTCTAAACATAATGAAACTTCTTCCCCTTTATTTTTACTGAACGCAATGTTTTTAGTCTTGTCAAATAATTCAGACATACGTGTATTGTTTCTATATCTTTCTGTCAATAATTCGGTTATTTCTTCATCTGGGTATACTTTTTGTAAATGATCTATTATTTTCTCAAAATTTTTGTCAATAAAAGTCAACACCTTATATTTTGAACTGTCACTTTTCTCATTTATACAATATTTCTGTTTATTTATTATTTTACAATTTTGTTTTTCTAAACTCAAACATAATAAACATAGAGCCAAACTTAATAATATTATTATTTTTAACATATATAATAATATTATATTTATAATTTCTAATATAATTTAGTACTAAATGCCTTTCAAACTAAACCACGCATTCTATCTTCACTAGGCAATATTGTTGATTCTGGTGCTGGAAGAGGATTACTCATATTTGTTTCAGGGTCAGCACGTAATTGTAAATTAGCATTTCTTGTGTCTCTCGTCGAACTAGTACCGATCATAAAACTGTAATCTTGAGTAGGAGTAGGGCCAGCAGGCAATAACGAATCATTATTATTTGGAAGCAAATCGGGTTTTCCTGTTGGTAATTTAATATCGGAACCAACCGAAGCTGGTTTAAATTCGCCTAATGATTCTTCCACGGGCACTGTTTTCGAAAACTTCGAATTGTAATAATATACTAAATATATTCCTAAGCTTGCAATAACAAGAAAAAGTACAAGTTCAGTATGTTTGCTTTTAAGACCACCAATCTTCAAGTTTTTCAATAAAGACATTCTTTATAGTAATGGTAGATAAAATATTTTTCTTATATTTAAATTTCGTTTATCAAATAATTAGTATGTACATTTTTTGAATTTAACATAAATTTTATATTTTGTTGACGAACTTTAAACGATTCGGCGCGATACATTTTCCATATTTCCTTGTATATATCTGCGTGTGTCTTTAATTTTACTGGTGTATCGTCATCTACAATTTTTCCATATATATCAATTTCTTCTATACAATCCTTTTTTTCCACAGTTTCTATACTTTTATTTTCATCTTCCTTAACTGTTTTATCCAATGATTCTTTATTATCTTCGTTTTCCGGAGTCGGTGCTTCTAATTCCATTAACGTTTCTACTTGATTTTTCACATCTTCTTCTTCGTTCTTTACTTGTTCAACTTCCTTATTGTCTTCATTTAAAATATCAGTACTTTCATTTAAACTAAATGTTATTGTTTCTTTTTTAGGTTCTCTTCTATCTCCTTCTATATGTGCCTCTTCATTAATTTCACTATCTTGTTCTTTAACACTGTTTATTAGGCCAGAAAACATCGATTTCGGTGTATCATTACAATGTTCTAAATCTGTTATCAGTACTTGAACTAATTTAAGCTCTACTGTAAAACTTTTATCAGTAAACTTGATTCCCACTATTTCAATTATTGGTATCAAGTTACTTCCTATAGTTAATTTATCGTTTGAAATCAGTTCGTGATTAAAATTGTAACAATTAAAATTATAAATTTCAGTTATTGAATTTTTATGTAGATAGGTTCTTAGCCGTATTCCTTGTTTATGATATCCTATAGATGTAGTAAACGAATCTTCTAAATCATCTGATGTAAAACTATCCTCAAACCATTCATCACTATTTTCTAAAACACGATCGCGTATTTTATTTTCTAAACTTCCGAAAAACGTAGTAACTGTTTCAAAGTCTTTATAAACCAGATCGCAAAATCCTTTTTTGTTAGTTTCCTTAATTCCTGTACTTGTGAAACATTCATTTGTCTGAATGTATATAGGAGCATCATCCAAAAATATTCTAGAAAAATATAAATTTTTTTGCAGTTGATTTGGGATTCCTAAAGACAATTTCTCAAAATCAATATTATTATTTCCTAAAATTATCGCCATTCACTTTACTTATAAGTGTAACATTTAAATGGGGTTGTTACGCAAAAGTATTATATCAAACGTTTAGGAATTTTGTTGAACTGTTCATATAATGTTTATTATAATATAATATGAATATTGATTCAAGAACATGGGGAAAAGAATATTGGTTTGTTTTACATACAATCTCATTTACATATCCTAAGCACCCCAACGATACTTGTAAGCGCAAGTATTACGACCTTATACAAAACCTTCCATTATTCCTACCTAATGAAAATATTGCAAAAGAATTTACAAGAATCCTTAATATATATCCTGTAAAACCATATTTAGATTCAAGGGCATCTTTTGTAAAATGGATGCATTTCATTCATAATGAAGTAAATAGAGTAACTGGAAAAGAATCACTATCATATGATACATTTATTCAATCCATGAACATTAAACTTACTCCACCTATCGAAATCCCACCGAAATCTATATTTTCTAGAAAGAACACCAGTTATTTTCTCTTCATTACACTTTTTTTTTCATTGATTTATCTCGAAAAAACCCGCAACTACGTTTAATTTTTTTGTAGTTTTTAATCTAACTTTCTAAATTATGAACGAAATAATAAAAATTCAACAAAGTTTACTCTTGTGTGAATATTGGAATTTCCTCGAAAAGTTAGAAAAACAACTCCATTATCATAAATGTCTACAACTCAAAATAGTAAAACAATACGAAACTTTTAAAGTAAACATCCAATGTATTTCATACTACAAAAATATCCCGGAAGACGTACAGAATAAAATCTGTGCCTGTTTTTCTTATGAAAAATTGAATTCATTTTACAAATACTAGTGCCTTATTCAATAAATTGTATGTATTCTAGTGAAAATAGTACGCTAAATACAACTAACACTACATTATATGTCATTAATAGACACGTCCATCCTGGCTATTGGGAATCTATATTATGTTATTTGTTACTAATCTACGTAGTTAGTTGTGCAATCACAGTCAATCTGAAAAGATGCCACATGGAAACATATCGTGAACACTTTATGTGTTGTTGTTGTATGCTTTACCGAGATATTGTATCTAGCGTCTTTGTATTGATACTCTACATTCTTTTTGCAATAATCGATTGTTTTCAATGTAAATGTATATCAAATAAAAATTCTAGTCGTATTAAAACGTTTGTATACACAAAAACAAAAAATACAAAACAATACACATATGATAAATATCACCAATATAAGTTTGCAATACATAATCGTATTAAACCTATGGAAGCAACAATGGTAGAAAACTCTAATATTAATACTTCTATTGTTATAGAAGGATTAAACGAAAATCACAAAACAATATCTATATTAATCGTACCAATGAACGAATTAGTTGTTTAAATCCTGAAAAAATCTAAAATGTGGAATGGGTTCTTGCTTGTTCTTTTTTTTTATTTTTAGCTTTGGTAAGTATATTAATTGCATTCGTCAACTCCTTTTCAGAAATTATTCCGTCTTGGTCTATATCAATCTCTTCTTTAATTTTTTTCATAGACTCAGGCAATAAACATATTTTACTATTCTCATTGAATATGTAGTCAGCAAATATTATAAAAATTACAGTCAATATTAATGAGACTATTATATCTTTTGTACCAATGAAAGCCACTGAAAAAATTAATAGCTGTCTAGCTAAAGAACTTGTCAAGTAAGCTTCTTGAGATTCACTGAGTCCAATAGAAATATATTTAGAACCTATATTCAACATTAACATTGCAATACCAGCACTAAATTTGCTATCGTTTAATAACTTTGTAACTTTGTTATAAAAAACATTAACCATGTCCTATAATAAAAGTCGACATTTTTTTGTTTTCATTTCTACATATCACCTACTTACATGCAACACCATTTTTACAATACCATGCATTTAACCCGACTACTTCCAACATCAAATGTGTAATAAATCCTGTTAAAAATAATGATATTTCCATCACATAGTTTTTATTCCAATCTTTACACACAGGAGGTAAATCCGCTTTCAAAGAATACGCAAAAACCCCCGATACAATGGTTCCCATAAGCACTACTACTAACCCAACAAAAAACGCCTCAATTATTAATTTATAACCGAATGTTTTTAAAGATAGCATTGTATTATATATATATATTTATATCTACATAATTTTTTCATTATTTATTTTTGTTAGGCTTCTTTGTTGTGCTTTCTTGTTCGATATCAAAATATGGACAATTAGTAGCGCGAATATTATTACAAGAAAATTCTGTTAAATATTGCTTACATACTTCACAATAGGGTGGTTGGGTTTCAACTATAACATTTTTGAATTCATACGCGATAAATTTCATTCCATATGGTTCAGAATACTCAACAAGTGTTGTAAAAAGTCGCCTACTAAGTCTCTTCATATTATATGATAAGTTCAATAGCATATTAAATTTATAAAATACAATTCAATTTTTAAACACAACATAATTTATAAATAGTATATATGGACAAATAGTATATATGAACAAATGTGTTGTGTTTGATTTAGATGAAACTATTGGCCACTTTGCTCAATTATATAAATTAGCGAAAACTTTTGAAGAAAATATGAAAATAAAACTTACATCTCAACACATTATAACATTATATAAATACTTTTACAATATATTCAGACCTGGGATATTCACATTACTAGCATACACTCAGTTCTTGAAAGAAAAATATATGATCAATGTTGTTCTCTATACAAATACCGTAATGGATGATGTATGGTTAACTGCCTTTTTAGAATATACATATAATATGGTAAAACTTGAGTTTGATTTCGTGATTGACTTATCTTCAAAGTGTAGGAGTACTATTAAAAAAAATCTAAGAGATTTGTACAAATGTGTTTCATTTTTGAATGAAATGTCTTCGATTGTAGTTATTGATAACAAAAAACACAAAAAACTACTTGATAAAAATATAACATATATTCTTGTTAAAAACTACTATTTTGTACACAGTAACAAGAATGTTTGGCTCAAATTACACGAAATGTTTGCAATAAAAGTAACCAAAAATATCGAACCTAATATAGTAGTTGATGATTATAACGATATTTTAAAAAAATCTACAAAAAACGAAATTCTTGAGATAATATCGAAGCTTAACGTATTCAGCAAACAATAATAGACGGGAATAATAATAATTGACAAAATATTTTTCAATTATTATTATTTATTTTCTAATTATAGATATCAAAACATTATGAAAATATATATTTAGTCATTATATATAATGCTTAAAAAACTATTCTTTTTGTTTTTAGTGACTTGTAGTTCTTTTGTTCTTCCTAGAAAAACATGTAACAGAAATATCTGTAGAAGAAATATGGTTGATTATATCAAACCATCAATTAAACTAGAGAACAATGCTGACGCTAATATAACCACCGGCGAAATAAACACAGCACAACTAACCCTTCACTTCTACGGACCTATTTCAGAAGGTTCATGTTTAGAACTAACACAAGCACTATTCTCATTAGACAAACAAGCTAAATATCAACAAATTACTCATCCACAACTTAAACCAGTTATTGAGTTGCACATTCAAAGTGGTGGAGGGGCCCTTATGCCAGCATTTTATGTTTGTGACGTCATCAAACAAATTGATACCCCAGTACATACCTATGTGGATGGATTTGTCGCGTCGGCTGCGTCATTGATTTCAGTTTGCGGACAAAAACGATTTATAACAAAATACTCGTCAATGTTGATTCACCAATTAACTGGGGCTACTTCTGGTAAATTCAACGAAATAAAAGACGAATTTTCCAAT